GCATTCCAAAATGACTTGCAATATTCAGCACAGCTTTCTAGCGTCTTAGGGATCGGGTTTACGTCCATGTGCAGCCGCTTTCTGGCCATAAATGTTGCGTATTTAAAATCGTAAATCATTCGATTAGCATGTGGATGACAGCTAGAATTACCAAGTTCGTTATCCAAATACTCTTGCTGAGTGATGATTTTTAATCTGAACGCATCATTCCAAATGTTATCAGAGTTACGCCAAACATCGTCATGCGTTCTGGTTTCCATTTGATACGGGCCTTTAGCTGGCCCTCCACCATTCTGAACTACATAAGTGCAGCCCAATGATTCGTGAGCAGCAATCATCGTCATACAAGTTACAACATGGCTATTAAAATTCGCCATACCTGCAATAGTATCAATCAAAATTTCTGACTGAAACTGGTTAATATCCATCATTTCAAAAGTTCCTCATAACTTAAGATTTTATAAATTTCGTAAAAATCTACAGCGTAAGCTATCAATAAGATAGCCGCCGCTGGTAGTATTACGCTTCTAAATAAACGCTTAACAATCACTTAACCCACGCTGGCGTTGACAATTCTTTAATTCCGCCCCCATAAGCATAGTAACCGTTTTCTTCACAATGCTTATATGTCTTAAGCGCTGTAATGTATTCACCACGGCCAATATCGATTTGCTCTTCCGTTAATTGATACATTTGAGGGATGAACGGTGACCTTTTAGATTGAGCTAACAGTAACGGGTAATTCCCGAAATACTCAATAAAACCAGAATAAGCCATTGCTAATAATACGTCATGCTGCAATGCCATTTTAAGCCAATATCCCATACGATGCGCTTGCTTGCCGAATTCTTCTGGGTGAGCGCTGTTCGTTGTTTTATAGTCAATAACAACACCACTACTTAAAACATCAGGCTTTATTTTTACTGCATACCAACTACTATCTATTTCAATCTCACAGAAAATTGATACTTCAACATCAGCGCCGTTGATGTATTTATCATAGCCATTAGCAATAACCGCTGATTTCATTTTGAATAGGTTGTCAAAATCTTTGGCTGACAATCCCGTTTTGCCAGGGTTTTTATCTGCCTCGATAGATTGCAAATCACGCAAACAAATCATGTTCGGATCGCAATCACTGACAGCTGCATAAAGCGCATTACCTTTAAGTGTTGAATAGCCTTTATAACCAACCGATTTTAAATAGGCTTTAACCGCCGTATCAGTAGCAAGTAAATTTTCATTTCCTTCATAATCAACAGCGTCAGGAATACGGTAGTAATCAGCAGCAAATAAATCAGGCTCAAGTATTGAGGCATGGCCGGCTGTCCCAAATAAAAGCGCTTTGGTTTCTTCTTTCTCGCCATATTTCCATGCTGCGGGACAGTCATTTAAAATCTGAGTCAATGAAGAACCGCTAATATGATCGGTCTCTTCGTGATATTGCTCATTGGTTATTTCATCACGACTGTAAATTTTTACGTTTCTAATGTTTGTTATCATTTTTATCCTGCTCTATAAACACTGTTATTACTGTTAACCACCAACGGCCATTTTTAAACTGATAATGCGGCCTTCCTTGCACTGGGTTTCTGCGGTTGACTCTGCCTATTAATTGTTTTTTTGTTCACGTCAACAATGCTCCATCTTTATTCAATCCGGCCCAGTTCTTTTCTGGGATGTCTCGCTTTTGATCTAGCTTCTTACTTTTAATGTAAGCCTCGATATCAATTTTATTTGGTAAGTCAATTTCAGCATAGGCAGATACATTTAATACTTTTCTGTCCTCGCCTATAAATTCATCGACATATAGAAACTGCTTGAATTCTCCTTCATTGGTAAACGCGATACCAACAGAAAAACAGCTTGGTAATCCATCGATACTTGGTACTTTAAAGTCTTGAAGTTTCATGTTTATCATCCATTATTAACTAACTGAATTAATAATATGACAAGTTATTAATTATGTCAAACAGTTAATAATAAATTCTTTTGCAGCATCAGAGCCGTAACAAACCGCAGCTTGACCACCTTGAATTAGAACATCATTAAGAAAACTTATTTGCTCATCGGTTACTGGCGTAGATGCCTTTATGCTAGCTCGCTTCATTTCAACCGCAATTAAAATGCCATCGATATATATCAATATATCACTAACGCCTTTTCGCTTACCTTTGCGCCGTTGTTTTTCGTGGTAAGCGGCTGATTTTGACCTGACCTCATTGACTGTGTGCCAAATGGGATAAATGGGGTAATTGTGCTTAAACCAAGCAACAAATTCTATTTGCTCGGTATCTTCCTTGCGCGGGGATTTTGGCTGCTCCTTTGCAACCCAGTATTGATATCCGCGTTTATGGATTTTTGTTAGGATTACCATTTATCAACAAGTCTTAAGTCACTATGGTTGCAAGCTGAAACCATAGTTGCGCAGTATTCATTCCAATTAAGCCTAAGCTTATCTGTGCTGTATAAATCCATACGTTTACCGTTTGTTCTCTTGTGTACGCTCATGATGCTTTCAGCTTGAACGTCAAAATGGTCATATTTATTATTCCAGCAACCGCAAGCTGTATGTAAACCATTATCAAATCTCCACACTTTAGGCTTTAATCCGCAACATGGGCAGTTTGACCACTCTTTGCCATCTTCTGGATCTTTGAAAGAGTCAATACAATTGTAATCAGTATTAACTTTGTAACCGTGATTATACTTTTGTGTATACGATCCAAAATCGCTATTTATTATTTTCTCAATCACAACTCAATCACTCCCGTTTCTTTATTACCCATTAATCTTTTCGTTTTAAACTGTACGCCGTGAACGTTCCAGTAATCCTTATCGTTCTTTCTAGCTGTTATATGTGTTGGCGTATCAAACATTGCGCTTCCTCTTGCTATCTCAGCACCGTTACGCATCTTGGCAACATGACCGTGAAAACCTTTAGGACAAAACCTGTTTAAGAATTGCTGTTTCCATATACGCTTGGCGCCATCGCTACCAAAAGGCATGAAAAATAAATTAACTTTGGTTAGCTCTTGCCCTTTATCTTTATCTGGCTGCAAGTAGAAATTAACTATTAAGCCGTTATTTCTTGATGGCTTTATTTCCATTTTAATAACTTTAATAAAATCATTTGCAGTGTAATGTTTACCGCTTAGCTTCTCGTTGGGGTCTTTTAGTTGCTCCCCGCACCCTCGACAATCCCTAGCATTAGGACTGTTATTTGTTCCGCATTTCAAACACTGAATTGGTTCCACAAAGAAAAACTCGCATCGTTCATCTTTACTGTTTTGGTCATAGCCAATACAGCGTTTTGCGTACATACTATTTTCAGTCCCGCACTGAGGACATTTTATTAATTCTGACTTTCGTTTTGCTTTTTCTAGCTGCGCTTCTTCGAGCAATGGATCTTCAAACATTTCCCCCATCACATCCATCGTTCCAGAATAATCCAGAACCAGGTGATCGCTTTTCTCAAAGTCCCCGTTTGACAATCGCATCCCACGACCAAGCAACTGAGTAAATAATGTTAAACTACCAATTCGCCTTAATATTACACTATTGGCCCAAATAGGTACGTTAACGCCAGTTGTTAAGCATCCTATCTGCAGCATGTATTTTATCTCACCAGATTTAGCTTTTGCTAGCAGTTCGCCACGCTCTTTGTCTGGCGTTTTTCCAGTTATAATCGCCCAAGTTTCACCAATCTCACCTATTTTCTCACCCACTTGTAAACAATGCTTTTCACTGGCGCAAGTCACTAGCGTTGAAAGCCTGTCTTTTGTATGAGTAACAAAGTCATTGACTACTTGCGTTGTAAGACAGCTATCTTCGGCTTTGTGCGCCATTTCTTCGAGCTGTTTAGCGCTAAAATCTTTAGTCCCTTCACGCTCAATGTTATCAAACTCGTGAAAATCATATTCAACATCAGGCACGCCGAATATTGTCGGTACAATAAAGCCGTTGTTGACTAGGTATTCTCTATCTATATCAATAAGCGACCCTGACCAGAAAGGACCTTTGATTGACTCTATACCCCGATATGGAGAGCCGGTAAATCCAACAAGTGCTAAATTTGGGTTTAATGCTTTAAAGTGGTTAATTATCTTGCTGTACTGGCTGCTTCCGCTTTCAATTACTTCTCGCCAGTTAACCATATGACACTCATCGATAAGTATTATATCGGGTATGAATTCGCTAAATACGCCATCCAGATTATTAGAGCAAGTACCTTCTGTAGAGCAAGCCACATTAAAAACAATTTCTTTCATTCCAGATGAAAACATGGAGTTTCTACATTCCATCAGCCAAAGCATTTCAGCGCACTGGTCAACAAGCTCGGTTTGCCTAGCTAGTATCAATACTTTCTTGTTTTTGGCTGATGCATAAGCCGCAACAGCGCCAATGATTACCGTTTTACCTGCAGCTACATAAGCATTAACAAAAACAGGATCGAATTTATTTTCTTTCCAGCTTTCACGAATATGTTCAATACACCGATTGAATGCAGGCACCTGGTATTCTGGTCTTAATGTTATTTTGCCTATTTGCACATTAACCGCCTGTTAACTTGTTAAGGACTTTGTTTCTTTCCTCCAAATCAGAAATAACACGGCGTAGGTCATTAATCGTTTTAATGTTGCTCATTATTTCAGTATTAACAGCTCTAAAGATTTGGTCTTTAACTGCCTGCTTATCGCATGTTGTTCCGCAGCACATGTCCATAGCTCCAAGCGGGTCTACATGATCAGATGGTTCTTTGGTGTTATTCACTATCCCATACTCCTAGTTTATCAAAAATTGCCGCTGTTTCTTCTTCACTAAAATCTCGACCAGTTGCAGAAGCTAGCCAGCAAGCGCCTATTGCTTCGTTATTTTTCTTGAATTCTTCAATTATTGATTTATGCGTTTCGTTTAAGAAATCAACTAAATCAGACTGGAAAACCGGCATATCAACAGTAACTAAATCAAACGTCATCCTGCGCTTTCCATTCTTCTCGTAACCAAAAACACTAAGCATAATCGACCATTTATAGCGAAATTTCTCGATAGCGTTAGCCATTGTTTTAGTTACTTTTAGCTTTTTTCCTTTCAAGTCAATTAGGTTAATTGGCTGATCTGTGCCATCTGCTATATAACATACGGCCATTTTACTTAATATCGCCTCATTAACTCTTTGCGCGTGTTTAACTGGGTTAAATTTCTTTTTTCTTTTTTTCATTTCAAACAAAACTCGGCATACTGGCTTTTAATAATGGCTGGTAGTCTGTTTTTTCGCTTGATGCGCCTTTGATTTCCTTGCGCATTGCGTCGCCCATAACTTTGATCATCTCAGCTCGCATTAACTTGTCGTTTTCCATTTTGTTTAACATAACGCTGTGGATACCAGTTTCTTGCTCAGTCATAAACACCTTAACTTCAACTGGCTTTGCTTGGCCGAATCGCCACTGTCTGCGGACAGCCTGGTAAAACTGCTCAAAGCTATAAGTAGGTCCTACAAATGCCATTTTGCAGCTTGATTGATAGTTTAATCCAAAGCCTGCGATTGATGCCTTGCTAACCAGTTTAGTGTACTTGCCACTCGCGAATCCAAGTAATCGATCCTCTTTGTTTTCCGGCTTATCACTGCCTTTAACTTCAACCGCCTCAGTGATTGCCTTAGTTAATAGCTCGCTTTCCTCATTTGACTCGGCCCAGATCAAACAAGGCTCATTAAGTGAGTTTACCCATTCTGAACAAGCTATAACCCTATCATGCACACTTGATTTTTTAGCTTGTCGTGCGGCTGATAGCCCTTGAGCGATATCTGCGAACAACGCATCTTCATTGTGACTATTCAATACAACCTCGCTAATGGTTAGCGGTGGCAAATCGTAATCTGAACCGTCAAAGCCTAAATCTTTAGGACTTGAGATCACAACCGCCCAGGTCGCTAACCACTCCCAAAACTTTTTAACGCCATGGCCTTTTAATCGCCACTTTTGCGTCTCGCTGCCATCATGCGTAAAAAACATAGCCAACATTTCAACTTGTGACATTACGCCTAAAAATTCTGCTTGCGTGCCCAGTTCCATAAAATCATTTGGTGATGGTGTTGCTGTGCAACTCAAGCGGTACGGTATATTTTTAGCAAACTCAGTGAGCTTTTTACGGTATGCGCCTGTTTGTCCTTTTAGAATTGAGCTTTCATCTAACACAATCCCGGCGTAATCATCAGGGTTGAAGTTATCTAGCATTTCATAGTTGGTTATTACAACCTGCAGCGATCCATCGTATTCACGCATATATCTTGCACCGTTGTAAATACCAAACTTACTCGCCTCGCCCTCGGTTTGCTTGCCAACTGCCAGTGGTGCGAGTAGTAAAACAGGCTTTCCTGTTTCGCTTATCACTTGGCTGGCCCATTCTAGTTGCATAAACGACTTACCTAGTCCGGTATCAGCAAAAATTGCAGCTTTACCACGCTTACACGCCCAGTTTACGATTGCTTTTTGGTGCGGTTTTAATCCCTCGTTTAAGTCAACGGGATTAAATCCCGCCGACTCTTTAACAAAAGACTTTTTATTAATAAAGTCTTGATAATTCATTAAACTTTCACTCTCATTATGATGTTGTTGATGTTTTCGTCTGAGATAACAAAGCCTCTTTCGCACAGGCCAATTGCTACTTGATCAGGTTCTATACTATTAACAGCATCTAAGAGGTACGATGAGTTAGATCCGATTTCGAATCCCTCAATCTCAACCGGCTGCGAGCATTCAAAGCCGATGGTTGACTTGTCTTTTTGTGTTTTTGATTCGATGTAAGATTCCTTACCAAAGTGTAATAAAATTGACTTTGTTTCAGTGTTTGATGTGATCATCGCTGATTTAATTGCGTCGATAAAGTCGGCTTTATTAACATCAACTTGATGTTCTTTTTCAAAGATTGCGCGGCGATAATCAACGTACTTTGCATCAATCAACTTACATTTGAATTGCTCGTTATCACCGATTAAAGCAATGATATTGTTGTTATAATATGTCGCACCGTCGATTAACGGGGCTTTATTAACAAACTCAATTGGTAATATCAGATCACCATCACAATCAAAGTCATGATCGGCCCACGCCATACGATGGCCGTTTGTCGCTACTACATGAGCGTCGCTAATATGTACGCCGTTAAGCATAAATCTAACGTCATTTTTAGCCGCTGCAAAAGCGACCGATTGAACATCAGTAACCAGATTCATTGATGATGCGCCGAATAATTGCAAATCGTCATCGCTTGGGAATGACGGATAAACATCTGCAGGTTGGTAAGCTAGCTTAAACTTACTGCGCCCGCTTTTGATCTCAATTTGCAGATCGCCAACGGTTACTTGCACGTCTTTTTTACATGCGTTGAATGATTGCAGAAACTTAGTGGCGTCAACCTGAAACGCGCAATCAAGCTCAACTTGCGCCTCGATTGTTTTTGTTAACTCAATCACTGAATCGCCAGCGGTTAATGTGACTTGGTTGTTTTCTGCTTTAATCAAAACATTCTGGAAAGCGGCAATCGGGCTACGACTAGCCGCTGATTGACATACTTGCTTTATTGCGTCCGAATTGTCTTTGCTGATAGTAAACATTAAAATAATTCCTCTTGAATCTCTTGGTTTTCTGCTTTGTCTAAATTCTTTTTAGCTAACTCAAAGTAGCTTGATTTTAATTCCGTTCCGATAAACTTACGGCCCATTTGAACGGCTACATAGCCCTCGCTGCCAATACCTAAAAATGGACTAAAAACAACATCATCAGGCATTGACCATAACTGATTACAACGTTCGATAACGTCTAGCTGGAGCGGGCAAATATGGCGCTCGTCGTCATTCTCACGCGCTAATTTGAATTGAAGCGTGTTTGTTTGGTTGATATCAAACCAAACTGGGCTGGCGTAATGCTGCCACACATCAATGCTTGATCCAGTTGCTCGCTGCTGTACTTTTCGACCATCCTGACGTTCAAACTCGATAAACTTTTGATCGCTAATCGCGTCTGGTGATTCACGTTTTGTGTACTCGTTTAAATTGGTCTCACCAACGTAATATTTGAACTCACCATCGATTGGTTTTTCGTTGCCACCGGGCTTGCGGAAAATAACAACCGTATCAGGAATGCCTTGTCGTGACATTGAGCTGTCTTTTTTAATTGTCGCATGAAGCAATCCAAGCGCCTTTGTTCGCTGCATAGCTAATACTGGATCTTTCCAAATTGTAACTTCACTGTGATAAACCCAACCAGCTTCAATATGGGCACGAATAATCTCACCTCGAAAGTCAAACATACCGATAAAACCATCGCGGCCTTTTGTTGTCGGTAAATTCATACAATGCACAGCCGTTAATCGCCCTGGTTTTGTAATGCGCAACTTTTCTTTGATGAGGAATTTGTATTGCTCAAAGAATTCTGAGTGCGTTTTACAGTTGCCCATATCGCGGTCGCTGTTTGAATATGTATATAAACTAGAAAAAGGAGGCGAGTAAACGCTAAACCCAATACTGTTATCCGGCAGCTGACTGGCCACCTCAACACAATCGGCGTTATAAATATGATAGTTTTCACCTTTGCTTTCGTTGATTACTTGCATTGTTGCCACTCCAATAAACAGCCTTGATCGTTAACGGGAATATATCGACCTTTTTGACCATTGATAGTTAAAATCATTGTTTGCGGCTCAGTTAATGCCAGTTTTTCACCGATTAACGGGCCGTCTTTACATAAATACTTTTGCTTTTTCATTTTTCTTAATTTTCCAGTTGGTGTTAAACCATGGCTTAAATAATTATTAAACCGCTGCTTCATATTGTTTGGGTTGCCTTTGTAGACGTACATTTAAATAGACCCCTGTTTGTTTAATTAACAATACGGCAATATATTTAAAATGTCAAACCATTAAGCACAAATTATTTTATGGTGCTTTAGATCATCAATAAGGCATTCATTATCAACGCCATTAAGCGAAACCATCGCACCCTTAAATAGCGGCTGTGTTTTGCAGTCAATAGCGCATATTCTTAAATTCAGCTCATTAAAAACAACAATAGCCCTAGCTGTTTTTGATGATGTTATTTCCTTGGCCTCTTTAACTGTCAAACATAGCCATGTAGTTAAATCTCCACTACCATAAATAAGCCCAGCACCGTATGACATGCCGCCAGCTAAAAATAAGCCATCTTCGCGCATGGCGTTAACTTTAATAAAATTACCGTTTACCAATGGCTTATATCGCTTGTTATTTTTTATGTGATATCCGTTTTGCTTTTCTAATCCATCGAAGAATGATTTTGTTTTATCATAGTCTTGCTTGTGATCTACTGGTTCTCTAAATATGGGAATTGATTTTTTAAAGCTGTGATCTATATCTCGGGTTAAATCTTTCTCACCTCCTAATATTTCACAAGCTTCTTTGAAATCAACTCCCTGGTATTCCATAACAAAATCAATAACGCTACCATGAGCGCCGCAACCAAAGCAGTGATAAAACTGCTTATCTGGCGCTACAGTAAAAGATGGAGACTTTTCGTTATGGAACGGGCAACAAGCTTGGTAATTCCGACCGGCTTTTTTTAGTGGGACGTATCGATCAATATACTCAACTATGTTATTTCTAGCTTTGATGTCTTCTACGTTGTACATGATTTAACCTTGACACCTGTTCTATCAAAACAGCTGGCTATAACTTCATCTTTGCAGAATGGACTTAAGACAGTAAATTCAACACCATTAGCTAATATTATTTTATAAGCCGTCATAGATTTTATCCCAGAAGAACTTTTCAATAAATTCTAAGGTCTGTTGACAAATTAGAAATCTAACATCTATTCCATCAACCGTAATTTCAATTAAATCAAACTCACCTGGCTCTGCAGGTTCACAATCTTCCGGAGCTAAATGTGTAATAGCTGCTTTAGGTTCTGTGTAATTAGCTTCAACATCGCAAGTTATAAAACTTTCACCTAGCGTTAACTCTATTTCGAATGATGTTTTCATTTTTTGTTACCTTTCAATCATTCCTGATTTTGCTCATATATCGTAATAAATGGGAACATTCCTGCAATGACAGTGTTATATGTCTAATTCCTTAATATCCCCATTAAATCTCCAAAATCCTTGCAATTGATCAAACCAAATATCAAGATTTTCCAATGTAAAACCGTTGCTTTCAACAATATCAACTATATCACAAGCAAACGGCTCATCATCCGAAGTACCATCTATATCCATTTGGTGCACCTGTGTTCTATATTCAATATACATAAATACTCCTGTTGCCACATAACAACCCACTAAACGCGAGCCGTAACGTTTGGTTTAATTAACCATACGACAATTATTGTCCTCAATTAAACAAAAGTCAATCAATAAATTAAGCTTTTGACTATTTAATAAAAATAGCTTAGCATTAATAGAAATAAACAACTTTCAATTGAGAAATGAATAAATTTAAAAAAGAAGATATAGATTTAATTTTAAATCACCCGGACGTGCAAACAACGCAAGTGCTTTCTGATTTAATTGGTGAGTCTATGCAATTAATGCATGTCTGGAAGAAACTGGGCATTTCAGATGCTGGACTTAAAAAAATAAACTCATGCGATTATTTGGTTAATTTAGATTTGTCTAAAAAAACTGATAACGACATAGACACAGATGCTTTATGCATTGATTTTGTTGAAAGCCTCAAAGAAAAGCCAATGATTAAGTCTATGTTCAATACTCAAGATAGGTCTAATTGGAAAAGACGTGGTAGAGTATCTGTGTCTGCAGCTGTAATTATGAATCAAGTTTTTGATGTTAGTTTTAGCGACAGCAGACCAGATAAGCCTTTGCTCTATTGGCCGCCTGTTATCGAAAAGCACAAAGAGCTTGCAGGAAATTAATTTTCATCCTGCAAGTATTCTTTCTTATCTTCTTTTACTATTTGCTGTGCTTGTTTGTTTAGTGAGTTACCATCGCTATCGACAAGCACTTCCGTTACGCTGCAAAGACAATTTATTCTGTTGGCACCAGTATTCCACCATTTTTCCTGTTGCTCTGGTGTGTAAATATTTCCAGAACGTTTTACATGCTCTTGTCTGCTTGTTGGTGCTAGTGCGCTAATATGCATTACTGCAGTATTAAGCCCTAAGTCATCCCTAGCTTTTTTATTCATATCCATGCGACTATCTGTATAAGCTCTATTAAGCTCTGTTCTTGCTATCCTTTCAGCTCTTGAGTCTGCAACTTCAAATCTTCGTCTTATTTGTTTCTTAGTCTCGTTAATGCCATCACCAGCAGCCATTGCGTTCTGCAAGGTAATTGATAAATCCTTGGCAGTATCACCACTAAAACCTTTCATAGTATTGAACGTTCTAGCTCTGACTAGCTCAATCCGCTGGCGGTATGGCTCGCTTAGCAATATTTGCTCAATTTGAAAACTGTCAATCGGTTGTCCGGCAACTTGAAAATCAGCAGGCGCTATTCTCTGTATATTGGTGAAAGCGTCATTAG